CTCCCTAATTTACCTTTTCACCATTTGCCTCAGATGTTTAGTCCCAAGGACTATCACTGTTGCTGGATGTTTCTGAAACAGAAACACCATTACTTGAAGCAGTCTCAGAATCTGCTACAGGTAATCTCTTCATATCATACTTGTTGTTTTCATCGAATTTAAGCTTAGATGGGGTGGTATCTAAAGGCTCTACAAATCCATATGCTGCAAGACCTGCTTTAAACCAATTTGACTTTTTAGTACCATCATCTGCTACTTTACCTTCAATTTCTTCTCCAGCGAATTTCCATTTAGCAGCTTTACCTTTAAATAAAGGAGCTACTGCCTTAACATACTCTTCAGCACCACTTGCATCTATCTTATCTAATCCTTCTCTTACACCTAATTTATCAGCCATAATGACTAATCTATCTTTGGTATACTTCCAAGCATTTTCACTTAGCCACCAAGTAGTTTCTGCTACCTGACCAACGCCTCCAAGATCTTCAGATGGACGACCTTCATGAGTAATTTTCATACCTGGAGTTCCTCCAGAAGACTCAAAATACTCTATTTTTTGTACTCTTGCCTCATGAATACCAGGAGACAAATAATTAGATACCATGGAATTCTCTTCCACTGTATGACCTGCAGTTGTAAAACTCATATTACTTTGTTTTTATGATTAATTAATTGATTGATTTCTAATGATTATCCGTAATATTCATCAATACTTTTAGCTACAAAAGCTAAATCATTGGGAATATAAAGATCCTTAAACATGTCCATAGGTGATTTGGCTGGATAATTTCCATCATTATTAGTGACAAATCTATACTCCATCTGGCCATTCTCTTTTTTATTTACATCTGTATATAACAGAATAGAGAATAGTCCTGCTGGATTAATCTTATCATCCAATAACTTACCTATGGTTTTAATTTTAACTACAGGAGAAGATCCAAACTCTCCTGGTTGAGTATCACTATGAGTAAGCATGAATACTTTGATATCCTCTCTCAGGGATTTACTCTTATTCAAAGTAGACCAAGCATTCTTACCTATTTCAGTAAACTTCTCAAAGCCTTTTTCTGAAGCTCTTCGCATATACTCATTACTCATGACATATTGCCAATCATCAACTACAATGTTCTTTATATCTTTCCTTTTATCAGATATATGGGACATACAAGAGATAATTTCATTAGCTAAGTCTGATACAAAGAAATTACCCTTATCTCCTTTAAATGGGGTATAATTCTTTTTCCATCCTTTAATAGGTAATGGTTTACCTACACAGCTAATAATGACGGTTTCCTTAGGATCTAATGTCCTAACAGCAGTGGATTTGCCTGTTCCACTTTCACCTACAATTCCTATTAACTCACTCATTTGTTATTATTTTTACTATTAACGTCAATTACTTTGTCATATAAAGAGGGGTCTTCTTTAAATTGCTTAGCAGGAGGCACTTCTTCAAAATGGCCTACTTCACCCACAAATTGCAGACCTATTCTAATGTCTGCAGCTCCATCTCTATTTTTAAGAATAGACAAACTCCTATATCTATCCTTTAATTTGACAATGTTGTATCCCCTGAAATTCTCTATCTCATATTTTCTAGGTGAAAACAAGGATAATACTACATTGGCATCTTGCTGAGTATTGCCACTATCTTTAAAATCAGATAGCTGAGGCTCTACTCTGTCTAATTTAAACCTATCAGTTTGGCTCATTGCTCTACCTAACTGTTGAACTACCACTGGAATGAAATTGAAGTTATTCCTTAGTGGTATTAAATACTCACTCATTTTATCTATGTTATCCTTTTGATTAAATCCTCGCTCTCTTTTCATTAATGCGATATGATCTATAACAATAAGAACATACTTATCAGGATTATAAGGTATGTATTTATCAAATACAGAAATAGTTTCTGTGCCTGATTGTATTTTCTTATACAAGATATCTCCATTGTCCCTTGCATAATTGTTCATGAACTTATATATCCCTGTGGGATTCTCAGCAGCATCTATGATAGTAAGACAATCTTCTAAGCCACAAAAATAATCTTTTGTAAACTTTACTGTATCATAAACTTCCTGACTAATCCTATTCTTTCCACGGGATAAAACAAAATTAATATCTGTTAATATCCCATAATCCAAATATAGTTTTCTACAAATAGCTTTTGTAATCTTGATGGTCTTATCAATCTCTAAAGACCAATAAAACACTTCAAATTCCATCCCACAATCAGGATTAGCTTTAATCCAATCATAGGGATTATACAAAAAGCATGAATCTGTAAAAGCTGTCTTACCACTTCCAGTCTCTCCCCCTATCAAATAGTAAGTGCCTTGTTGTATTCCTGGTATATGTTCCACAAGCCTCTCAAATCCCATGGACAATCCAGTATTGAGGCCTTCACGACCTCTGTCTATTTTCTCTATTACATCACTAAATATCATCTGTCAAAGTATTTAGTCTTTGATCAGATACTGTTTCATCATCTCCCAGCTGTTCAATAAAGCTTTCTAATAAAGATCCTCCATCTTTCTCAATAAAATAATCTGCAATTCTCATATATGCATATCTAACTCTTTTCTTTTCCTCTATGTAGAGTTTGGTAGCTTCAAAAATTTGCTCTTTAGTTACTCTCTTGTTGTTCTTGATGAATTTCTTCATCTTCTTTATGCATCCACCTCTTGTTCCACGGACAGAATATCCAGCAGTCTTTACTCCTTTAGGGAATAATGCCCGCCATTCATCTATCCATTGGGAGGTGTCATCTTCAGATTTGACTACCTTTTCAGGTACAGGTATTTTATTATCTATGAGATCAATTCCTCTTTTCCTTATATGAATACGTTCTCCTTGTTTAATAAACCCTGCCTTCTCAAGTTTGTCATAATCTGTTATTAAATTCACACTATAAATTTGGCCTTTTGCCAAATAATAGAGGAATACATACTCATCTGGTGTGAGATTAGTCTCCACCAGCAGATTAATATCTACTTCCATTCGTACAGAATTATTAGGGTTAAAAATTGATTTTTGCTTACACTATAGCTCTAAGCAAATATAATAAAAAGATGTTAAAATCAAAAGGAATTATCCCGCAGCATGGCTATTTCTTCATTTCCTTCAACCTGCTCCTCGTATTCTTTGATAATTCTTTCTATGACTATATCATCTTGGCCTCTAATTTTGATTTTTACAACAGCTTTAGAGGGCTGTTTTTGTGATTCTTTTGATTTCTTCTTCGGCTTCTTCATTTTCTTTCTTTTGTAAGTAATGATTAATAAGAGCCAGCTCACTTTCCAGCTCTTGTTTCTTAGCCAATAAGAACTTCTTAAAATTAAAAGCACCTTCTACTCCTACTTTAACTTTTAATTTTATGTACCTATCTCTCAAATCATCATCTCTCATTAAATAATCTTCAAGAGTAAGATGGCCTTTATGACTATTTACAACATGAAGAGATATTGAAGCATGACTTTTATATCCTAAATACTTAGCTAAAACAGCTAAAGTCACCACATTAGGCGACTTTAGCTTTCTTAGATTTCTATTATAGACATATAGCACCAGTCCTATAAAGATTCTCTTGACATTAACGTATCTGTGAAATCTTCTTTTGCTTTTTACAGCAAGTTTAAATTCCTCTTCTACTAAAAATCTAATAACATCAAGGTCTCTCTCTATAACTGATTTTATAGGTATTCCTTTACTATGAAACTTTGTTTTCCTTTTTACTGCTACTACTTTTGTCTGCATAGTTTTTGATTTTAGATAGACAATCATCAATATCCATACATTTAATGACATTGAGATTCTCTTCATTCATACTCTCAGTCATACGCTTAAACCATACTAATTCCTGGGTGTTAGCCGTGACTAAAATGAATATCCTTCCAATCTCTCCATTATTCCGGAGTCTGCCAATTCTTTGAATCAGATCTTTTTCTTTAGAATAATAAGACATAATCACACAATTGTCTAAATCCTTCAAGTTAGCTCCTTGCTTTAATTTCTTAAACGCAGCTATGAGATCTAATTCACCATTATCAAAATCTTCTCTAATCTTTTTGTTCTCTTTATCTGTGTGATGAGAACTTATAACATTAGATGTTATCTTTTCTAATGACTCTAAAGAATTGCCAAATAGTATAGTCCTTCCAGTAATGTTATCAAGCAATTTCTTAACAACAGCTATTTTACTAGGAAGTTCATATAGTAATTTGGCTCTGGCAGCAGAAGCAACATGTATTCTCCTTTGTCTAACGTCATCAGGAGCACCTGTTGCCTTTCTGAACATCATGTCTTTATAAGCGTAGGCACCAAACTCAGTTTGATACCACCTTTTCTTATCATTACCTGCTGGAACATTCTTGTTATAAATATCTAATCTATGATTAATAACGTAAATATCCAAAGGTCTAGATGTTCCATCTACCTGTCCATCATTTATATCATAAGTATAGCAAACAGGGGCTATCTCTTTCAGAAGGATGCCTTTTGTTATTTTAACATCGTCATCCTCTGATACCACAGCTCTTTCATCTATAGTAGCAGATAGTCCCATTATCTTGCCATATTTATTATTGCGATAAAACTTAGAATACTCTGGAGTTAAAGAGTCATGGATTTCATCAGCTATTACCAGGTCCCATTTGGTCCCTTTCCACTTATACGCAGATTGGTAACAAGAAAATGTAATGTCCCATTGCTGAGCATCCCATTTTTCTTGTTCTCTCTGTAGCTCCAACTCTCTATCCTTAACTTCCGCTAAGAATAGAACTTTGGCATCTTTAGGCAATCTCTTAACAGCTTCCATAGCTATCTTGGTCTTGCCCAATCCAGTGATCATCTCTATAGTACCCTTTTCTCCATTGTCTTTCCAGGATTCTAACGCTTCTGACTGTATTTTATCTCTAGCAATAGTTAATGTTTCCATGATTAATTATTCTTCCATGAATTTGATAACTTTAGCCCTACCAGTTATCTTCATATACATTAGTTGAACCTTAATAGCGTTAATGGCATTTTTGAAACCATTTTGACTATTCTTTCCTGCATCAGAATCTCCTGTGGCTAAATACTCATTCTGCTCCCTGTCTGCATACTTAACACACTCAGTTCTAATATCTCCTATACTTCGGGTCCTCATAACAGTAACCTTAGCACTAGGTTTCCTAGCAACTGATTTCTTAATTGTATTTACAGCTTTAGTAGCTGATTTCTTTGCTGTCTTTCCAGCTGTCTTCTTTGCTCTTGCCATTTTTTTTTATTTAATGGGGTTAACAATTGATTTAATTTACTTTTCTCTCACTTTATTACGCAACTTTCTCCATAAAAAAAGCTGTCTTCTTTTAAGTTTAATTAATCCAGAAGTAATTTCCTTTCTCTCCAAAGGAATAGAATTACCAGGACCACTTAAAAGACCTACTATATATACATCAGCTAAATTATCCTTATTAGATCTATAAGTCTCTCTTTCTTTTTCTGATCTTCCACCAGCAGAGTAATTATCTCTCTTCCATTGGTTCAACTTATCTTTTTCTCTATGCCGAAATTTTCTATCTGCTGCTCTAACTTTATCTTTATTCTTCTTTTTCCATTCTGTAACATTTTTAATAACACATGATTTACAAATAGATTTATAAGAAGTTTCAGTGACTGGTTTCCCTTTATAAATAGTCCTTAAATGAAAATCATCTAGCTTTTTTAATTTTCTACATTTCTGACATTTTTTATTTTTCATCATCTACTATTAAACAAACCTCCCATTTATAATCCAGGTCCCCTAATTCAAGCCCTGCTTCCTTGAAAGTATCTCCTTCTTGAAGATACTCAACAGGAATACAGCTCCTATCAGTCCAGTCCCATATATCTTTGACTTCTAATTGATACATACCTAAAGTATTTAGAGCTTCTACTGCATCTTTAGCAATGCCTTCTCTTACATCTAACTGCTCATCAATACCTCCTGAATTAAAGTACCAATCTAAAAATCGCTTAGAGGTTATATTATAAATAACTGCATCTTCCTTTTCTCTCATTACAAGTTTTTTAATTGCTCTCTTAATGTTGGAAACTTTTGTAAACAATCTTTTACTATTTTAATAGTATGTTCAGCTATCTCTCCTTCTTTAAAATATCCTTCTCCTCCCTCTGCAACATTTTTAAAATGTTTATGTGAAATTTCCATTGTTCCTGTGACAACTTCCATTAAAGCAATTCTCAATGCATTTCTATTGGTAGTTATTACTTCATTTGTTTCATTTTCTAACTGTTCCATAGGAACACCTAATAAGTCTTCTAATTTTTTACTATCCATAATTATTTATTTAATGATTTCAAATGTTATTGATAAATTAAATTGATTATCCTGCTCCTCTTGAATAAATTCCCAATAATCAGAAAAATATTCTTCTATAGGTTCATCTATATCATGAGGTTTTCTAAACCCATCACCTTCAAACCACTCTGAAGCATATTTAACAGCCTTATGATTACTATAAAATACACTAATAGTTAAATCTATGTCTTCATAAGTATGTGCTATTATGTATATTTTTTTACTCATAGTTATTTATTTAATGATTCCAAAATTCAGTTATACAAGGCTCTGCTTTAAGAGGAATAGTTGGACAAAAAGGTTTTCCTGCTTCTTCCATACACTCCTTTAGTTTAGCTGCCATTTGCTCTGCAATATCTATCTTACACTCTACGACTATTTCATCGTGAATTATATTACATATTCTTACATACTTGAATAGAAGATTATTCTTTTCAAGATAATTAAAAAACAGCATTCCTGCAAATTTGGTTATCTCTGCAGCAGTTCCTTGAACAGGATAATTAAGAGATTTCCTCTCTATCATCCCCTTCTTCTTAAAATACTCTCTAACTATAGGCTTAAAATGAGTTATGAACTTTGCTGAATTAGTTGTTTTATGGGCTCTATACTCATCCCAAAATCCAGGAGCATCCATTTGCTCTTTTAATTTAACATACTCATCATAATACTCAATAAATGATTTCCTATGAGATATCGTATTTAAGAGAATATATCCCTTAGCAAGAGCATCTGCCTTACAAGTTACAAAGTAACTCTTAACACCAGGAAAAGCCTTAAAATAGGCATCATATATCTTATCACCTTCCTCTATAGGTAATCCCAGGTTATTTGCTATTGTAGCTCCTACCCCTCCATACTGAATTGCAAATCCAGCAGCTTTAGCATTCTGTCTTTCTCTCTTAAACTCCTTCTTAATTCTATCTAATTCCAATCCTTCTAACTCAGGATATATCTTAGAAGCTACAAATGAATGCATATCTCCTAATCCTTCTTGATAAAATGTAAGTATATCATTGTCCTTACACTTATTGGCAAATACAACAGACTCCTGGCCTGCATAATCTGCTACAATAAGCGTGCATCCTTCTTCAGCTATAAAACATTCTCTATGCCTTGCATCTCTGGGAATTTGCTGAAGATTAACATACTCAACAGGAGGCTTAGCTTTGTTATTCTTACCACCACAAGACATCCTTCCAGTATCCAGTATTTGTCTATAAGTGGTATGAATTCTTTGAGTGATAGTGTGAACTTGCTTTAATACGCTTTCTCCAAAAGAGGATACTAACTTTCCTGTCTTCTTATACTCAACATATAATGGGACCATCTTATGTTTATCCATCTCTGTCTGCAATACTCTTGCATCCACACTATCTTTCATTTTTCCAGTGTCCTTATCTTTAGTCTTGGTATTAACACCAAGCTCCTTAAATAATGGGATAACTTGTTTTTCACTGTTCCAGTTTATGTTGCACTTAATCTCATCACTAAATAAGCTCAATTGTGTGTCCATATACTTTCTCTTGTTATTATCTATAATCCAATTATTTAATCTCTCTTCACATTCCTGGACATTACTATTATCTTCTTTCATTTTACTTGCCCATTTGTCGTAATCTAATTTAAATCCACAGTACTCAACATATGCCAGAACTCTGACAAACTTGTTGTCAAGAGCAAGGGCAGTCATCAGGTTTAGTTTCTCCAGCTTAACTATCTGAAGCTCTTTAATTCTACCTAAATACTTGACATCCCCTGCAGCATATCTAATTACCTGCACACTTAAACCTTCTTTATGAATAAGGCCTCTCACTTCCTTACTCATAGTTACTTTACAATACCTATCTACTAGGATATCTAAAGATTTCTTTACAAACTTCTTTCCCATATTTAAAACACTCTCTGCTAAGAAAGTGTCATAAATACGGGTTGGAATTATTCTCTTATGATATAAGAATTTCAAATCAAACTTTGCATTTTGCATAAGTATTAGCTTACTCTCAAGTAGCTCTTTGAACTCTCTTATATCCACACTTGCAGAATCAACTACAAATTGATTCTCTGCATCTCCAAACTGTGCAGATATTAACTTACATACCCAGGGGTCAAATCCATTGGTTTCTGTATCAAACTCAATCTCGTCT